TGCCAATGAGATGAATGCTTCTTCACATTTAGATAATGATCTTCAATACCAGTACTTTATACATAGTGTTAGGAAATCTAAGCGATTTTCTCCTTGGGATAAGAAGTCTAAAGACTGTGACCTCTCCTTAGTGAAAAGATACTATGGTTATAACACTGAGAAAGCTCAGCAAGCGATGAGAATCCTAACTCAAGAACAAATTGAAGTTATCAAATCTAAATTAGATACTGGAGGAAGACAATGAGTGATGAGATCTCGTGGTCTCAAGACATGATGTTAGAAGTTACTCTTAAGGAACCAGATGACTTTCTCAAAGTGAGAGAGACATTAACTCGTATAGGTGTAGCCTCTCGCAAGGAGCGTAAGCTCTATCAGTCTTGTCACATTCTACATAAACGTGGTAAGTATTACATAGTCCACTTCAAAGAATTATTTGCACTGGACGGCAAACCAACTAACATTACATCTAATGATGTGCAACGTCGCAATCGTATTGCTAAGCTCCTCTCAGACTGGGGCTTGATAGAGATAAGCAGTGAGGTTACTGACCTAGCACCACTCAATCAGATAAAAGTTTTGTCCTTTAAGGACAAAGGTGATTGGACTCTTGAATCCAAATATAATATTGGTAAAAAGAAGCAACCGCAGGAGGTGAGTTAGTATGGCTGACAAAAAAGAAGAAGACTTGACAAAGAAAGGAGTCTTTGATAAGATAAAGGACAAAGTATTACCAGATGAGGATGACGCTGCTGCGATATTCTCTACTTTTGTGAGGCTTGGTGTACTAGTTTGGAGTGGGGGTATACTCACGTTAAATTATGTTACAATACCAGGTATGGTACAACAGAAAATCGATCCAACTTTTATAGCTTCGGTGTTCACTGGAGTTTTAGCTTCGTTCGGGATTCAAACCGCTTCTAAGAAGGGGGATGGTACCATGAAGATGCAAAACGGCAACGGCAACGGTGCTGTTGGTGGTGGAGATGGCAACGGTGGACCTGTTCAAACTTTAAGGATTGAGCAAGCACCTCTAAAGATTATTGCTGTTGACCCTGGTAAGAAAGACGAAAAACCTTACACACTTTAAAGTCATGTGTCAAAAAATTATTAATGGAATCGCTATCTTTAGCGGTGTTGTATCTCTTACCGTTGTTGGTACTGCTGGATATGTCTATGTCCAGAAGGATGCAATTATAGAATCAGTTAAAGAGAGAGCACTAGGATCTATTGGTGGTGCTGCTGTAGGTGGTGCACTTAAATCACTACCAGGACTACCACTACCTGTTGGACCTAAAGGACCATCATTACCTGTGCCTGGATCACCATTCTAAATGGATCACAAACTATATGAATCTCAGGTTGTCCTAGACAATCAGAGAGTGATGATCAATATTTTAAATAATGCTATCTCCTTTTTAGGAGATGAAGATCCCACATGGACATATAGTAAATACAATTTGTTTGGACTAACCTCCCCAACTAAGGTCTTCTATGACCTATTCAAAGAGTTGAGGGGGTTTGTTTATGACTATACTGATGGTGATTTATGGATACAGTCATGGGTGAATTATCATATGCCAGATCAAGTTTTAAAATGGCACAACCATCAATGGCCGATTCATGGATACATATCCATTGAGCCTCATAATACTAAGACTGTCTTTGACAATTATGTCATTGATAATAAGATAGGAAGAGTATACATAGGTCCAGGCAACAACCCACATGAGGTTAGAGTCATTGAACCATTTGATACACCAAGGATAACAATAGGTTTTGATGTGACTGATAGACCTCACCAAGCTAATGCCAACTTAGGAATGATACCTTTTCCAAAATGAAATATCCACAGAAAGAATCTACAGGAATAGAGTTTGAAATACTTGATGATCTTATAGCACCTGGTGTCCAAGATTATATTGAAAGGACTGTTTCTGATAAAGATTTTCCATGGTACTACTTACCATCTATCTCATTGAGTAATATAGAAGAAGATAATAATTCAGGTTTTTCTCACACAGTTTTTCAAGACAGTGGATATAGGAGTCAATACTCTGATATGATGTTGCCAGTATTGTATACTGCATTAGGAGACATACCACTCAAGCATCTCTTTAGGATTAGATTGGGAATGTTTTTAAAGAATCAAAATACTGGTCAGCATAAAGAGCATATTGATAAACCTCAGGAAAAGCATAAGACTATGATATATTATATCAATGATGCTGATGGACCTACTAATCTATATGATAAGAAAGGTGGTAAGATAATAGAGCAGGTAGAATTTAAGAAAGGTAGGTGTTTAGTTTTAGATGGTACTGTATACCATAGCTCATCATCACCTAAAGATAGTGAGAGAAGATTGGTAGCTAACTTTAATTTTCAAATATAATGTTTACTAGATTGGAGACACCAGACACAGGGGATTATTTTAGTCTTAAGGAGTTAATCTTAGGACCCCACTTTGGGTGGTCACATAATGCTAAGGCGACTCCATACATGGAGAATACTCCTAGTTACCAAGACTTATCATTCTATTCTCATGCCTTTCTACATGGTCCTAGTCCTAGACATGGACTGTATTCTAAGGCAAATTCAGAGTTCCTACCTAATGTAGAGACTGTCGTTGGACAAATCTTTGAGCTAAATAACGTTAAGGTGGACGTGGTGTATCGCATAAATGCTAATGCAGTGCACCCAGTTGAGGGTAATGTATTGACGGTACCTCATACCGATCATCAGTTTCCTCATAAGAATATGTTAATCTACTTGACTAATGTTGGTGGTGATACTATAGTATTTGATGACGCTGGTAAGAAGCATCACTTCACTCCAGTTGAAGATGACATTGTAACCTTTGAAGGGTTGCATTGTATGGTACCACCAAAGAAAGGTAGACGAGTTGTAATAGTAGTAACTTATCTCTAATGGACGTACAAAAAATCACATCAGGTGTAACAGCAGCAGCAGTCGTAGGGACTGGTGCATTTGTTGGTGGCAATCATGTCATTGATCAACAGACTGGTGGTCCTCAGAAGAGAGAGGATGCTCAGATAGAAAAGATCAGGCAAGTTGTAAGAGAAGAAGTTTATCTACAGTTGGTCAACGCATGGCCGAAAACTTCAGGACCAGTTAAAGGATTAAAGAAGCCTGAGGATTATAAACAACAAGTACCAAAATGAGTGGAGACCAGAGAGACCAACCAGCGATCTTCTATACTGAGGAGATTACTATGGCAAAACAAATTTTAATTCAACAGAAAAGGGATCATTCCATGAGCGACATACTCTTTCACGTATACGATAAGAAGTCTGAGGTGGTAACACATAGTCTGACTGTGGAAGAGTTGGAAGAGATGTTAAAGAATGAGCAGATTAATACAAGTAAGCATGATATTGTCCCAGTATGGGAACCACCCTATGATGAGATCTCGCAGTGACAATACCCAACATTACGATACCTGATAGTGGTATACAACCTATTGTAATTAATGGTACAGGTATAAGGGAGATCCGTAATGTATGGACATGGAATCCAAGTGTAAGAGTTCAAGGTATAAACAATATTGAGTTAGCAGAGTTACGCCCTTGGGAGACGACTAGTAATCTTGTTACCCCATTGGTACCACCAGTAACACAGAATATAGGTGTACCTATTGTAGATATGCCTGGTTGTGTCAAGGTGCACAAGGAGAATACTGGTAGGGATCCATCTAGGAATAAGAATCTAGTTAACGATGACCCTAAAGGTAACGTAGTATTATGCGATTCAGGCATGCCATACTATGAGCCACCTAATTATGATGCTAGGGAGTTAACATGGATGACAGTTAACCCAAATGAAGAGGAAGTTGATCAGGGTGTAGATACTGGCACTGATGTAGATACAGATTTCGAGACACCTGGAACACCTGAGATACCAAAGACAGGATCAGACGAAGTAGAGTGTCCTCCACCCAATGCTAGACGCATAGGTGATAGGAATCAGAAGGGTGATGAGCAAGTAAAAGAATATAAACTAACACCTGACGGTAAAATCTGTGAGACTATCTGGGAACCTGTCCCTATAGTGGACCAGTATCTACC